GCAGCAATGTGGTGATGAGCATCGCGCCGACGCTCACCAATTCGCTCAATATCACGGGCGCGGCGTCGAACGATTCCACGCTCGTGATGAACAAGTCGGCGTCCTTGCAGCAATGCCGGATTAATGCGCAGATGGGCGGCGTCTCTCGCTGGCAGATGATGCTTGGCGATACGACGGCGGAAGGCGGCAGCAACGCCGGTTCCGATTTTACCCTGTCCCGCTTTACCGATGCAGGCGGCGCGCTCGACAGCCCGCTCAAAATCATTCGCTCGACCGGCGTTGCGACTTTCACGCAGGCGTTGTTTTCAGCCAACCACACAATCACAGGCGCAGCGGGCAACAACGCCGCTGTGATCGTAAACAAGGCTGCGGCTGGGTTTTACAGCGGCATCGACGGACAGACTGCTGGGTCAAGGCGCTGGCTGATGATGCTCGGCAACGCCACGGCGGAAGGCGGTAGCAACGCCGGTTCAGATTTTATGATCAACCGGTATACTGATGCGGCTGGTTTTATTGACACGCCTTTGACGATCACGCGCTCAAGCGGCGACGCCACATTTTCTGCTGGTCTTTACGTTCTCAATTCAGCAGTCACCGCCAAACAGATTGTGATCAATGGCGCGGCGCTCGGCAGCGTCGCGGGCAACATTCAAACTGTTTTTGGGGCAGGATCGACCACCACCAATGGAGAGCAACTGCGCATTGAGGTACAGCGCAAGTCGGCAGGCTCCGACTGGACGACTGCCGCTTGGCAGACTTATCGCATCGTCGATGGCTCTAAGATGGGTTACGTCGAATATGGCAGTCAGTCTGTCAAGCCGATAGCTTTCGGCACCGGCACAACCGAGCTTGCGTCGATCAGCAACACGGGCGTTTTCACAGCCGCGTCAACGCTTGTAGGCACAGGCGCTGTGTTAAATGCTCCAGCCGCCACCGATTCCGTGCTGTGGCTAAACAAACCGGCGTCTGGTCGAGCCAGCGCAGTTTATGGGCAGATGGCTGCAAGCAATCGCTGGGCGATGTCGCTTGGCGACACGGCGACTGAAAGCGGCAGCAATGTCGGGTGCAACTATGTGTTGTCCACCTTCACTGACGCTGGAGCTTTTTTAGGCAATCCGCTCACCGTCTTTCGTGCCAGCGGCTATATGTATTTTAACGGCAACGGCGCGACGGCCATCCCGCAAAGCTATGAGACTGCGCCTTACGGCCACATGGCGCTGCGGATGAACAAGTCTGGGTCCACCAAGACGAATGTCATATCCGGCCACCTTAATGGCGTAGTTCGATGGACCTTTGAGCTTGGTAATACGACTGCTGAAACCGGCACCGGAAATACGGGGTCTGATTTTTCGATTGGCCGCTACAGCGATGCTGGCGTTGGCCTTGACGCTCCTCTATCTATTGCTCGTTCAACCGGCTTTGCCACTTTCACAAAAACCTTAACCGTACAAAGTTTCGACAACTTAGGTCAGATTCGTCTCGTTGGTGGAAATTACGGCGCTGGCATACGCAATGATGGCGCAAGCTGTTACCTCTTGCAGACTGCGGTGAGCGATCAGTATGGGGCATTCAACAGCGCGCGTCCGTTTTCTTGGAACTTGTCCAACGGCACTGTGCAGATCGACGGCGGCGCTGCTGGAACTACATTTGGCGGCCCCATAACTACAACAGGTCAAATATTCACTAGCGGCGGCATAATAGGCGCCGGTATTTACGCTTCTGGCGGTCAGATGACCGTACAATCTAGCGGCGCGCCCGGCTTCATCAACCAGTGCGACAGTTCGGGCAACGGTGGGCAGTTCAGAAATTTAACGATACGCGGGCTTGATTCCGCCTATTCGGCACAAGTCAATCTGAGCGCGATCACTGCTGCTTCTGCTCTTTTTACGTGCAACGGGGTAATAGACGCCATAAATGGTTTTCGGTGCCGCCTTGGCGCTCCTGGTGGCGCGCTGGGATCGAACGTGTTCAGCTATTATTGGAACACCGACAACCATCTCTACGGCTCCGTGGACTCCACCAATCTGGGCTGGATCGCGTGGTCTTCCGATTATCGCATCAAGCGGGACATTGCGCCGCTGCCGTCGATGTGGGAACAAGTCAAGGCGCTGAAGCCAATCAGTTATTTTCATAAGGATTGGACGCCTGAATGGGCGGCGTCGAAAGAAAACGGCGATGCGCCCGATCCACTGTTCAGGGACGACGGCGTAGAGAACTGGGGCTTCGTCGCGCACGAGCTTCAAGAGACGCTAATCCAGAGCGCGGCGACCGGCGTCAAAGATGAAGCCGGTCTGGTGCAGGCGCCCAACCCGTGGACGGTGATCGCAACGCTGACCAAGGCGCTGCAAGAGGCAATGGCGCGCATCGAGGCGCTGGAGGCAAGAGCATGACAATTGACAGAGAGTTTTTCTTCAACACCGTCCGCGACGAACTGTTCAGCGGCGGGATGGCGCAATCCCAGGTGGACGGCATGAACAATCTGCTCAACATTTGGGAGGCCGACTATGCCGCCGCCAATCCGCGCGACGGCAAGATGTGGCTGTCCTACGGGCTGGCGACCGTTTACCACGAGAGCGCGCAGACCATGCAGCCGATCGAGGAGTACGGCAAGGGCGAGGGCCACAGCTATGCCGACCCGGATGGTCCCTATGGCGAGTCTTATTACGGGCGCGGCCACGTTCAGTTGACGTGGTTCGAAAACTACGAGAAGGGCGAAAAGGTCTTCAAGGAAAAGTTCGATCGCAATGTCCCGATGGTCAAATATCCGCATCGCATGCTGGAGGAGGAAACCTCGGCGGTGATCCTGTTCGAAGGCATGATTGATGGCTGGTTCACCGGCGTCGGCCTGCCCGACTTCTTCAGCGCCGAAGAGGGCGAGGAAGATCCCTACAACGCCCGCAAGATCATCAACGGCCTCGACAAAGCTTCGACCATCGAGGGCTATTATTGGCAGTTCAAAGGCGCAATTCGAGATGCGGAAAGCAGTGTTTAATGGATCGGTCATCGTCGCCGTCCTGACTGCCGCAGCCAACGGCTCCATCGAGTGGCCGGGGGTTCTCGTCACGCCTGAACATATCGTGCAGATCCAGAAGGTGCTGTTCGCCGCCTTGAGCGTCTGGGCGGTTGCATTGCCTTTTATCTTGAAGGCGAGCAATGCTATTGATGATGCTGCCGCTCGAAAGGAGCCGCCGCTATGACGACAACCAATCCGCTCACCTATAGCGGCTACATCAGGTCCATCGCAGCCCTGGCCGTCATCCCAACAGAGATCGATGCTGCTTCAGGGCAGTACAAGTTTAGCGAACCGAACCTCGCGATCGTGACCCCGCAGATGTTGAGCTACGCGGAGTTGCGCATCCAGCGCGACCTCGACCTGGTGGCGGGCCAGACGCAATTGACCTACACCTTGACCAGCGGGGCCTCGCTGATGGTCGTCCCCAACGAAGACATGATCATCGTGCAGGACATATCTTTGAAAGGCGTCGACAGCAAGAAAACGACCGTTCTTACGCCGACCACGAGAGAGTTTCTCATGCTCGTGTACCCCGACGCCACGGTAACAGGCGTCCCGAAATACTTCGCTCCCTATGTTGGAAATGTCGCGCCCGATTCAGCTTTGGCTGTCACCTACCGGATCGGCCCTGCGGCGGACCAAGGCTATGAGGCCACAGTCCTTGGCTCGGCCAGGATGCAGTCGCTGGCGCAGTTCGCCGCATCCGCGCCGAACGCCAATAATGTGACCTATGTTTCGACCTACCATCCCGATCTTTTGCTGATGGCGAGCATGGTCTTTCTCAGCGCGTATCAGCGCAATTTCAGTTCTTCTGGCTCCGATCCGCAGATGCCGATTAATTACGAAACGCAGTACCAGACGCTGCTCAAGAGTTCGATGATGGAGGAGCTACGCAAACGGTTCCGCATGGTGCCTGGGGCGGCGGAAGCGGCGGCCCCGCCGGCGCCGCCGCCTGGGGGAGGCTGATCCATGCCGCATGCAACTCTCAAGATCGAACCCGGCGTCAACACTAACGAGACGCCTGTTCTCAACATGGCGGGCATCGCGGCCTGCAATTTGATCCGTTTCAAGTATGACCCGCACAATATGGGCTTGGTCGAGAAACTGGGCGGCTGGTCGAAATTTTACAGCGGCGCTTTCTCAAATGTCGTCCGCCACATCTATGCATGGCAGGAAATTGATAGCGACAAGTTTGCAGTCGTCGGGATGGAGGGCCTCGGTGGCGTCACGCTGCTGCCCGCCATTCCCAAGCTAGATCCTGTTACGGGCGCCAACACGGGTTTTTACGTAGCCGACGTCAACAACGTAAAAGACCTGACGCCTGTTTTCAGGCACTCGAATTTGACGCCGCAGTTTCACACGACCATCAATTCTCCGCTGGTGGACATCAACGACACAACTCTCGTCGGCATCCACACCACTGATTCGGTCTACATCGCGACCCACATCGCTGTCGGCGGCATTGTCTTGTTCGGTCAGTACGCCATCCAGAAAACGCTGTCCTTCACTGAGTTTCTGATCCAGTCCTCTACGCTCCTCGGCCTGCCCAATCCTGCGCTATCAACGGCGACCACGACGTCAGGCGCGCCAGGGTTGCCGATCTTCACTCCGATCGTGAGCAGCTACGAGGTGACGGTCACTCTGCCCAACCACGGCTATCAGGTTGGCGACGTGTTTCCCCTTCTTGTGCCAGTGACACTGGCCAGCACCGTCCTCCAAATTGGCGAGCACGAGGTTCGCGCTGTCGCTGACGCCAACAATTTCACCATCCTCGCGGATGATGTGTCTAGCTCCGCAACGCCAGTAACGCTGAACGGCGGCAACGTGCGCCTGATCTACAACATTGGCGGCGTTCCCGCCAAGATCGTCAGCGGCTATGGCGCCGGCGGCTACGGCGAAGGCGGTTACGGCACTGGCGGCACGACTGTGGTTCCGACGGGCGACGTCGTCAACGCTACCGACTGGGCCTTCGACAATTGGGGCAGCGTCCTGCTCGCCAGCCCTGAAAATCAGGTGGTCAATAATATTCCCACGTCGGGGATCTACCAGTGGACGCCTGACGTAGGCACGTCGGTTCTCGCGTTGATTGCGCAGGCGCCGCCCTGCAATGACGGCTTTTTCGTCGGCATGCCGCAGCGCCAGATCATCGCGTGGGGGTCGAGCTTCAGCGGCATTCCAGATCCGCTGCTGATCCGCTGGTGCGACGTCAACGACTACACGGCTTGGGCGGCGACGATCACCAACCAGGCCGGCTCTTACCGCCTGCCGAAAGGCTCCAAGATCGTGGCCGGCATCCAGGGGCCGCAGCAGGGCATCATCTTCACCGACCTGGCCGTCTGGGCCATGCAGTATGTCGGCCAGCCTTACATCTATTCGTTTAACGAAATTGGCAACGGTTGCGGTCTGATCGGGCAGAAAGCGGCGACGTCGCTCAACGGCACGATTTACTGGATGAGCCAGCGCCAGTTCTTCCAGCTTTCGGGCGGCGGCGTCGCGCCGATCCCCTGCCCCGTTTGGGACGTCGTCTTTCAAAATATCGATCGGCGCTATTATGACAAGATCCGCGTCGCGCCCAACTCGATGTTCAACGAGATCGCCTGGTATTATACGTCCAACAGTTCACCAGACGGCGAGAACGACGCCTATATCAAGTTCAACTACCTGTTGAACACCTGGGACTATGGCTTGATGGCGCGCTCGGCCTGGATCAACCAGAGCGTCGTCGGGCCGCCGCTCGCTGCGGGCCGCAGTGTTTTCGACGGCAAGATCCGCCTGTACCAGCATGACATCGCCCTCGACGCCGATGGCCAGCCGATGGATTCGTGGTTCTCTACGGGCTATTTCTCCATGTCGGACGGAGACAGCAAAGTCTTTGTCGATGAAATATGGCCTGATTTTAAGTGGGGGCCTTACAACAATCCGAACCAGAACGCCGGCGTCAAACTGACCTTCACGGCCAAGGATTTTCCAAGCCAGCAGCCGCAGATGTCCAATGCGTTTACGTTCAAGGTTGATTCGACCTACGTCACGCCGCGCCTGCGCGGACGCTTGATGCAGGTCACGATAGGAAGCAATGACGTTGGATCGTTCTGGCGCGTGGGCGGCATGCGCTATCGGCTGGCCCCAGACGGGAAATACTGACGATGACGGCTTCGCTCACAGACATCCTTTCCGCCGCCAAAAACATCGCCCAGGCGATCAATGACGCGGCGCGCGCTTATGTCGGCGTCCAGGGGTCGCAAATACAAGTGGCGATGGGCGCCAATTCGCAAGTTACGGTTGGGCCGGGGCGCATGGCCATGCTCAGTGTGATCACTGCTGGTAGCACCGTCGGAACTATTCACGATTCCGCCACCATCACCAACGCTGCTCTCGCCAATCAGATTGCCGGCATTCCGATGACAGTCGGCATTTCTTTTGTCAATTTGCCGTTCAACAACGGCCTCGCCATCAAGCCAGGCACGGGCCAGGTGGTGGCGGTCAGCTATTCGACAGGCGCCGCCGCCGGGGATCAGACCGTTTCCTCTGAAGGCAGACGGGCGAAAGGACGCTGACATGCCACTGATCAAATCAGGGTCTAAGGAGGCCGTCAGCCAGAACATCAAAACGGAGATGGGCGCCGGCAAGCCGCAGAAGCAGGCGATTGCTATCGCCCTCGATGTCGCGCGGCGCGCGCGAGCGGAGGGCGGCGGCATGCCGACGCTCTCAAAACTAGGTTCGCCGCCTGATGTTCCAGAGACGGTTCACGCGCATCTGTCGGCCAAGGTCCACACCGGTCCGATCCACAGCGCGGTCGCAGGCCGCACCGACCACCTGCCCGTTCACGTTCCGAGCGGCAGCTATGTCATCCCTGCCGACATCGTGTCGGGCATGGGCGAAGGAAACACCAATGCCGGATTTAAGGTCATTAAACGAACTTTCGCGGGGCTTCCATATGGCCCCAAGTCCGACCAGCCCTATGGACATAAGGGAGGCCCTTATGGAAGCGGATCGGCTCCGTATAACCAGGCAGGCGGCCCGTATGGCGAACCGCTTGTTGGCGACAGACATGCGCGCGGTGGCAAAACTGGATCCGATGTGAAGGTCGTCGTGGCGGGCGGCGAGTACACCTTGACGCCTGAAGAGGTGATGGCGGCGGGCGATGGCGATATCGATCGCGGCCACCGCGTCCTCGATGATTTCGTCAAACAGATGCGCGGCCACATCGTCAAGACGATGTCGAAGCTGCCTGGACCGAAGCGAGACTAGGCAAATGAGCGAGATACAAGTGAGATACGGCGTTCCAGCCGACGTGCATAATTTCATGGACCTGACGGCCATGTGCGCGGAAGAGAACGGCCTGCTCGCGGTGAGCAGGAGGAAAGTGCTGGAGGAGGTATGGGCCAGCCTGAACTGGGACCACGGCGTGATCGGCGTGGTCGAGGGCGACAGCGGCATCCTGGAGGCCGGCATCCTGCTCCGCGTGGACACGACGCCCTACAGCGTCGAGGAAGTCCTGTGCGAGCGCGCGATCTACGTGCGGCCAGAATTTCGTAAAGTGCAGCGCAGCCTCTATCAGGGCGGACGCGCCAGCTACCTATGCGAGTTCGCCAAGAACGCCGCCATGCGCCTCGAATTACCCCTTCTAATCAGTATTTTGTCAACGCACCGCGCTGCTGGTAAGGTGAGACTTTACGAGCGGCATTTCGGAACGCCGGCGGGCGCCTATTGGCTTTGGAACGCGAAGACGGGCCATAAGCAAGAAGCTGCGGAGTAGACGTCATGGGCGGCAAGACACAGCAGGCTTCCTCTCAGGTCACGATACCTCCGGAAGTTTTGGCGCGCTACAACGCGGTCAATGCGCAGGCGCAGCAGACTGCCGCCACGCCCTTCCAGCAATATTCGAGCGACCCGAACGCCTTCGTGGCGCCGCTGACGGCTGCGCAAAACATGGGCCTCCAGCAGACTGCGAACTACGCCAACGCCGCCCAGCCGGGCATCAATAGCGCGATGGACATGACGCAAGGAGCGATGGGATCGGCCAATCCGTGGGAACTGACTGGCGACAAAATCCAGCAATACATGAACCCCTACACCCAGAACGTCACTGGCCAGATGACAAATCTGATGAACCAGCAGTTCGGGGCGCAGCAGTCGGGCCAGACTGGCAATGCGATCAAGAGCGGCGCTTTTGGCGGCGATCGCGCTGGCGTTGCGGCGGCGAATCTTTCCGGGCAGCAATCGCTGGCTTATGGCAACGCTATGGCGCCGGTGCTCCAGCAGGGCTACAACACGGCGCTCCAGACCGCCACCGGCCAGCAGGCGATCGATCTGCAGGCCCAGCAGGCCAACCTGGCGCGGCAAATGCAGGGCGCAAACCAGTACGGCCAGTTGGCCGGCATGGGTCAGCAATATGGCCTCGCCGGCGCGCAGGCTTTGATGGGCGCGGGCCAGGTCCAGCAGCAGACCCAGCAGGCCGGTCAAACGGCGCTCTACAACCAATTCCAGCAGCAGCAATCCTATCCGTTCCAGGTTGGACAGTATCTCGCCAATATCGCGGAAGGCACCGGTTCGCTGTCGGGCCAGACGTCGAACACCACGCAGCAAGCGCCGTTCTTCTCCGATCGCAAATTGAAGGAAAACATCAAGCGAATTGGCACCGCCAAGAACGGCCTGCCGATCCACAGCTTCAATTACAAGGACGATCCCGAAAAGCTGTCTCGCCTCGGCTTCATGGCTGACGAGGTCGAGAAGAAGCATCCGGAGGCGGTGGGCCTCGCCGGCGGCTACAAGACCGTCGACCACGAGCAGGCGATGAAGAGCGCCGGCGGCAGCGTCACTGACTTCGACCAGGGACGAGCCTACGATCGCGGCGGATACGACCTCGGCGGCGCTCCCAGCACCTATGATCCATCCTGGCAGTCTGTCACCCAGCGGCACATGGCGGGGCTGCAGGGCCAGCCGCAGCAGGGCAGCAGCCTGTACGGCGGCAAGCGGCGCCACGTTCCGGAAGGATCGGGGGGTCGCTACAGCCTGCCGAATGCGCCGACCATGCCGGGGGCAAGGCCGTCAGGCTTGAGCCAGGCTGTTGGAACAGCGCAGGCGACTGTGGGCCTCGGCCAGTCGCTTGGTGACGCCTATGACAAATACACCGGCAAGGACAAGACTGCCGCGCCCGCCGCGCCCGCCGCGCCTGCCGCGCCTGTAGTGGCGGCGAAAGCGCCCGGTACGCCTGGCACACCCGATCAGCCCGACATCATGAATTTGAGCCGTGGCGGTCTGGCTGGAGGCGGCGAGCCGCCCATGCCGGCTATCGCCGCCGCCTCGATGGCTGGAAGGCCGGCGGAAGGCGTACCCGACGTCACCAAAACAACGACTGCTTATGACGAGGGCCTCGCGAAAGCGCAGGATGCGCAAGTTCGCGCAAATGCGCTTCAAGACGCGGATCGCGCGCAGGCGTCAGCGGCTGGCATGTCGTTCAGGCCTGATTGGGATAACCCGATGCTGGCGCAGAGCGATCTGGCCCGCTCGATGGGCGTGTACAAGACGCTGAACGGCTACAATGATCCGACGCATGGCGGATCCTACCTTGGTTTCGATCGCGGCGGCTACGCGACAGACGGCGGCGTGAACAGCAGCGCGGATGTGCTCAAGACCCCCGATCCGAACGCCACGCAAGACACGACCCAGATGAATATTCCGGACAAGGAGTCGCATTTCAAATTGCCCGACCCGCCCAAGCCGCCAGGCGGCGCTGGAAAGAGCGGAGCGGGCCAGGCTTTGGGTGCCGCCAAGTCGCTTATGGGCCTCGCTTCGCTCATTCCCGGCGTCGGCGCTGTCACCGGCCCGCTCGGCGCCGTAATGGGCGCAGGCGAGGCGCTGGCCGGCGCTGCCGGCGGCATGATGGTTGCGGGCGGTCGCCGCCGCAGGGGCAAGCGCAAGGGCCTGTCTGTCGGCGGTCAGGGCGAAGGCGTCGATTTCATGAGCAAGACGCGGCAGGTTGATCCTGAAATAGCGGACATTGCGGACTCGTGGAGCAGCCCTCATGACGATACTGGCAATCAGGGCGCTGGCTCCGATAACATGAGCGAATATGAGCAGGGGCGTAGGTCTGAGCATCAGGGTTCCGTCAATAACGAAACGGCGCCGCTGACCACGAGCGCGAACACTGGTCTTGCTGGTCAGGGCGTGGATTACATGAGCCAAGAGCGGCAGGGGCGCGAGCCGGAACTCAGAAGCTCCGTCCACCCTGCCATGTCGGCGTCGAATGCAACGCCTGAAGAACAAAATGCGTATCTTATGCAGCATGTCCCGCGTGAGCGTTTGCATGAAGTGATGACGCCTGCTGCCTTGGCAAAAGCGTATCCGCCCACGGAAGCGCCCGCGCGCGGAGAGCTATCTCCGACATGGAAACCCGCCGATGTGGTGATCCCCACTCCTGGCGGCGGCGAATCTCCGCTGGCAACCGATCTGGGCGGCACGTCGCGCCCGCTTCAGCATGGGGCCGAGCCGATTGCTGACGTCGATGCCGGCGGCGCTCCTACGGTGGGCCTCGCCGCTGGCGAGCGCGGATCTGGTTTTGCCGAGAAGCCTAACCTTGGAAGCGCGGAATTTCCCACTGCGGCGTTTCCCAACGCCACCGCAACGCCTGAAGAAGCCGCCGCTGCGCTCAGAGAAGCCACCTCGCCTGAAGGACGGGCGCACACGCAAGCAGTGCTGGCGAAGAGGGTTGCCGATCTTCAGGCGACCAGGGAAGCGCGCGAAAACGAAGAATACGGAAATAAGTCGCTGCTGCGGAAGGTGGGCGAAGCTACTGGCATGATAGCGCCCACCCGTGGCCTGGTGCCTGACGCGGAAAAGGAGGCGGCTGCTCATCTCAACGCCCCCGTCTCTCCTCTGGACAATGATCCGGAGACGCGCGTTGCCGGCCCGAACACCACGATCATTCCGTCGAACACCAACGATAAGGTCGCTGCACCCGCGCCTGGCTTGGGGGCTGCTGAAACTCCTACTGCAGTTAAGACTGCCACTGAGGCTCCCGACTCCTTTACGCCAAAAGTCACTCCAGGCGTCGGCGCTGGCGCCTTCCCGATGACGGTCAGCCCGACCGGCGTCACTGCCCCTGCTGCCGCCGCGCCCGCTCGCGAACCGGATTTGCAATACCTGGCGGAACACAAGCAGTTCCCGCTGTCGCCAGCGCCGATCGGCGGCGATGTTCGCGCTCCCGCTGCGGCCCCCGCCCCCGCTCCCGCAAGGGTTGCGCCTCGTGGCGGCGTTGCGCCGACTGCTCCTGCTGGCGGGGCGGCCAGAGCGCCGACGCCTCCGAACGACGCCAACGGCAATCCCATCGAACAGTTCTTTGGCGGCATCGCTCGCGGCGTGGACGGCGCGCTCCACAATGTTGCCGATTTCTTCACGGGCGGCGCCCGCAATGTCGGCAACACCATCAACAGCGCGGGCCAGGTGGTCAACAGGGCGGGCCAGGCTATCGGCCAGACCGTCAACAGCGCGGGCCAGGCTATCGGCAATGAAGTCCACGGGCGCTTCAACGAATTGATGAATGGCTCGCCAAAGATGATGTCGCCTGGCGGTAATTTTCACGCCCAAGGCGTCGATCCGCGCCTGGTCAGCAACCTCACGGAAGCCACAAGGGGTCTGCCGCAAGGCTGGCATGCGCAGTTCGAATCGGGTTTCCGCCAAGGCGATAAGCGCCAGCATGGCAGGGGCAACGCGGTTGATGTCGCGCTCTATAATGAGAAGGGCGAGAGGCTCGCCAACTATCAAGACCCGACCACCTTCCGCGCCTATGAGAAATTTGCGCAAGATTTCAGGGCGGCGCAGCAGCACAACAACCCCGAACTGAACAGCGCCACGCGCTGGGGCGGTTATTTCAGCGGCAAGACGGAAGCGCAAGGTGGGCCATATGGCGCGGTCGATCTGATGCACTTCGACCTCGGCGGGCGGCAGGGCCTCGGCATGCTCGGCGGCTCCTGGGAAGGCGGCATGACGGCGAAACAGCATGCGCTGTTCCCCGGCGCTACGTCTGTCGGCATGGGCCAGCGCCCGCCTGAAGGCTATTCGACGGCAGTGTCCACTGACAGCACTGGCGCCAGAACCGATGCGACAGGGCGCGTTTCGCCAGGCTATAGCAATGGCGTTCAGGGCATCCTCTCGCAGGAGGAAGCTTTTCGTGGGCAGGCGTATTTTGACAAGAACGCCAGCGGCAGCGGGGGCCACTGGGCTGTCGGCTACGGCTCCCATAAGATGCGAGATCCGAACACTGGCGAAATGCGCGAAGTTCGGCAGGGCGACACCATCACGCCACAGGGCGCCCAGCAGGATATGACGCATCGCATGCAAAACGAGTACCTTCCGGCGGCGGTGAGAAAAGCCGGCGGGGTGGATGTCTGGCGCGCCCTGCCGCGCAATGTCCGCGACGGCCTCGGCTCGACCATCTGGAACTATGGCCACCTGCCCGATCCGGTCGCCGCTGCTATCAGACACGGCGGTGGCCCCAACGAGATTGCAAATGCAGTTGCGGGACTTGGCGGCAAGACGCCAGCGGCTCGCGCTCGCCGCGCTCGTGAAGCCGCGCATATTCGTGGTGGAGGTTGACAATGGCTGACCCAGCATCTGACGACATCATGATGCCCACCGACACCGCGCCTGTGGCTGGAGCGCCAGGTAAGGTTGACGCGGATCCCGTGGTCGCCAAAGCCTTGCCTGTGGCCAGGGATGCGACGCCGCCCCTGCTCGCGCGCAAGCCCGCTGCAGAAGATCCATCAGACAAAAAAGGCGGCGACTGGTTCGGGCAGAACCGAAGCTGGCTAATCCCGCTGTTGAGCGGTGTCGGCGGCATGGCGTCTTCAAACAGCCCATACCTCGGCACCGCTCTATTGCAGGGCCTCGGACAGGGCGCGCAGGCTTACGCCGGCGAGCAGAGAAGCGAAGCTGAACTGGCGGGCAAGCAGTCTGAGACGCGGCGCAATGACATTGGCGCAACGACAGAGGCCGCCGCTCTCAAGGAACGCGGCATCTACACGAAGGACGGCCTCCGGATGGTCAATCCAGTGGATGGCCCTCCGATGACGTTTGCTGCGTGGCTTCAACTGGAGAAGCAGGGCCGCGCGCCGAAACTTATTGGCGAAGACGAGGTGCGTGGTTCGGCTGAGTATTCGGGTCACACGAACCAGCCCGTAACCATGACGGGCGGCACAAGCGGTCCTGCCGGCGGTCCAGGCGCAACAGGGACGGCCCCAGTGGCGGGCGCAGGCGCAACAGACGCGGCCCCGGTAGCGGGCGCAGGCGCAACAGACGCGGCCCCGGTAGCGGGTGGCGCTCCTGCAGGCCATTCTCATTTCATGCCCGAAGCCAAGCCGCTTCCTCCAAAGACTGATGTGGAGGCATCAACGGGCGTTGGCGGCGCGGGCGAGTCGATCATGAATGAAGCGCATGATCGCTACTTTATAAATCAAAACGCCTATGCTGCAGCCCAGAAAATATCGGCTCCGCTAGAAGCCAAGATTGCGGGCGATGCGGAAGACGCCAGGTCGCAGCGCCCTGCCATGAACACTCTGGCCGACAAGCTTCTTCAGATACCCAAAGACAGCCTTTTGAAAGCCGACACTCTAGCTCCGCTCACGCATAACATTGGCAACTATTGGAATGCGGCGCTGGGCCGCGCTGCGGCGATGTTCCCTGACAAAAAAGAGGAAATAGCCAAGTTAATGCTAAACGAAGGGGATCTTGAGAAAGGCGTGGCCGCTGACAAATACACGGCGGCGATGCAATTCATGATGGCTGGTGGCGCGGGGCAGAAGGCTCTCGGCGCCCTTGGGGAAGCTTCAAGAGCCATTCCAGGCAAGCACATGACCAAAGAGGCTGCGATTTCGGTTTTTCAGGGACTTTATAAAGACCAGCAGCGAGCGATCGATCGCGATGCCTATCTCAACGATTGGAAGATCAAGGCGAACTCAGGCGACAAGCAAGGAGTGGGGCTTTACGCCGCGCAAGACGCCATGCGCGCTTTTGAGAAGGAGCATGGCGATCGCTACGGGCGCGAGGGCAATTTGTTTGAAGACATCATGAAGATCCAGCATGACAAGACCCATCGTCACCTCTTCTCCGACATCCAGAGCGGTGCAATTTCACCGGATGACATAGAGAAACGGAAGGAGTGGAGGCATATGTCCCGCTGGTTCAGAAATTATGGAGGGTGAGCCGTGGGTGACATTGGCGAATACAACACATCGAGTGACGCCAAGGCTCCTACTGCGGCTGCGCCCATTGAAGCTGGAGCTTCCGACGCTGCATCGAGGCCTGACGCACACCCGATCCACGAATACAATACACCAAGCGATGCCGCCTCTACGGAGGCAAAGGTTGAGACGCCGAAGCCGCCGCCTGATTACGCCAATATGTCCGGTTGGGATGTCGCTAAAGGCACTGCCAAAGCTTTTATTCCGTCAGCAGCCGCGAAAGTGGGCGACGTAGTTTCAGGCTTGGGCAGCGCGGCCAAGCATGTCTATGACACGCATGAGCTTCCCGGCAAAGATCTGGTTCAAGGCGCCGATGCGTGGGTCAACAGGAAGCTTTCGGACTATGCTCCCGAAACCATGAAGGTGGTCAACAAGGCGATAGGCTACACGCCGCCTTCGGACGCGGAGTACGAGGCGAAGGTGAAGCCGGCGACCGAAGCTGCTTCCGCTGCTTACCACAGCACCGTGGACCCCTTCACATCGTGGCCTAAGTTCGCTGAGAAGATGACCACAGACCCTGTAGATCCGCTGCTCAACGTCGCCAGCGTGGCGATGCCGGCTCTGCGCGTGGCCAGAACCGGAGCCGAATTGACTGGCTTGGCTTCCAAGGCTGGCAAGGCGGCTGACCTCACTAAGGTGACGACCCCCGGCGAGCTAGGCCAGGCTGTCCACGGCGCTGCGTCTGAGGCGCTCGCCGCGAAAGATCTCGCTTATAAGAAAGCTTTCAGCCACACCGCTACGTTTGACCCCGCTGCGGTTCAACCCATCATGAGCGAAGTGCAGGCCAATCTCGCCAACACGCCAAACTTCCCAGGCTTGAACCGTCTTGACAAGCACCCGCACCTCGCGGACGCCAAGGTGGCGTATGACCATTTGGAGAACAGCCTCAAAACCATAGACCCGAATGATTTCACCATGCCGAACATGGAGAACATCAGGCGCGACCTCCAGCAGAAGGCGATGGAGACAGAAAGCGGCCCCGCTCGCTACATGATCGGCCAGATGATCGACGGAATCGACACTGGCATCAGCAAGGTGGCCGTGAAGCCGGGAATGTACGGCGGCGACGGCGCTGCGGTGGCGAGCGACATGGCCAAAGCTCGCAAGTTGAACGTCGACTGGATCAAGCAATTCGGCAGTGAGGCGCCATCGAGCTTCAAGCCCACGATGAACACGCTCCCGAAAGACCTGGCGACGGCTGACGACAACCACTTCCACGCCGTCGGCACGGGCCTCGGCAATGCGCTGATGAATGAGGGCAAGGGCGGCGTTCTCTACAGCCATCTCAAGCAGTTTGTGCCGAAGGAAACACTCGACAATTACCTGCGCCAGCCGATGCTGGCGGGCGATTCGGCAACCGTGATGAAGCGTCTAAACGCGCCCGTCGCGCAGGATGTCTTTGGCTCCGATCTGGACAAGGTCAAGAGACTAGCCGCCTCACAGGACACCAAGACGCTCATGGGCAAGGCGGCCCCGGTCGCTAAGTGGGGGTTGGAGGCAGCGGCGCCTTTCGTTGGCCACGCGCTGCTTCCGGGTGGCGGCGGCGCCTTGGCTGGGGCAGCAGTGAGTGGTATTGGGGAGCTTGCGAGCAGGAAGTTTTTCCCGCACGGCGTCGGCAACAGGGCGCCGCTTTTTGAGCGTTATGCAGGCAAGCCGGCGCCTGCGGCGGCCCTGCCAGATAAAGGATTGCGCGCCGCGCTCCCGCTGGTGAGGCCAAGTAGCTACACGCAATTCCTTAAGCCTTCAACCTACAAGGGCGGGAGGCTTCCTGCAGCAGCCATCGCCGGCCATCGCCCGCCTGTCGGCGGCGCGCCCATCGCGCCCATCGCGCCTGTCGCCGCCGCCCCGGCCCCAGTGACCGCAGACGCGGAGGCGCGCGTCGATCCGTTGGCGGGAATGTCTTATGGCTATGACCCCACGGGGAAAAATCGATACGCCAGCGGCGGCGCCGTGAAAGGGCACCAGCACCTGGTCGATCGACTGTTCTCCGCAGCAGAGCGCGCCAAGCGCGAGGAAAAAGCGCATACTGCAGACATCCTGCACCAGCCGGATGAGGCGGTCGCAAAAGCCCTACACGTCGCCCAGGCGGCTATCTGAGGATCTGGCCATGGTGGAGCAGTACAGCGACAACAAACACTTCGATCTGCCTGATCCTGGGGCGCCGACGTGGAACAATCCGACCAACAGCAATTGGCGGCTGGCGGATGCGGCGTTTGCTGCGGCTCAGTATGTCGACTATGGCGCTGGCGACAAAGCTGGCGCTGTTTTGCTGACGCCGCTCTTTCCTCTTCCTGGCAATGTGTCGCCCAATGCCGTGGCGGGATCTTGCATTCCGAGCATCATAATTTGTATCGGCACACCAACTGGATACATCTCTCTTGGATTTCCCAAGGGCATTACGGGTTCATGGACTGTTTTGAACTACACTGGCGGCGCTAACTCCGTGCTGCACTGCTATTGCTATGATCCTGTTGGCGGCGCTCAAATAGGCGGCGGCATTGACATGACATCTGGGGAGACGCTGCAGATCGTCTCAAACGGAGGTGGCCTTTTCGCTGTTGGAGCGACGCCGCCCTCTGGCGCCATCGCCATGGTCAGCGAAGTGAAGATTTGGGCGGCTCAGTCTGATTATGTTCCGCCGCTGTGGTTCCTGTGCAACGGGCAGGCGCTTGACAGCGTCACCTACAATTTGCTGTTCGCCAGGATCGGCGGCGCTTATGGCTACAATTCTTCTGCAAGTCCGCACCCGACTTTCAATGTTCCCGATCTGCGCGGTCGCGTTGTCGCCGGCGTCGATCACGGCATAGGGCGCTTGCCTGGCTGGGCGTTAAATTCCGGGACCGACGCCAATCACGTCAACCTGAACTACAACCAGATGCCGCGCCACCAGCACACTGATTACGGCCACAACCATCCCGATCCGGGCCACGTTCACGTCATGGGGGGCTACCGGCTTGAGCAGGCCTACCCTCAAGGCATTGCTTTCGGCAACGGCTGGCAAATAGGAAACAAGAACACCGAAGCGTCGGGAGCTAATCTTCAAGCCGCCGCCGCCAACATTTCCTGGGAAGGCTGGGGAACGGACGTCAGCGTCATTCAGCCGACGCTCGCCCTGAACTACATCATCTACGCCGGCCAGTGATTAGCTCGCCAGCCGTTGGACGTAGCATGCCAGCATGTGCTTGCGGCAATAGATGGTCGTGCCCGGTTTATCGACCCGCTCGCAGCAATAGGTCACGCCCGCCGGCGATCGCGCATCGCCAAACGGATAGCGGCAGGTGAAAGCCGTCAGGCCCATGATCGTCCGATCCTGAACAGGCGGCGCGATCGGCGCGGCGGGTGCGGCGATTGTTTTCATTTTGGGCGTCCTCGGCGGTCTGGGTGGCGTCGGCTCTTTGGGCGACACTGCACCCTCGGCCCGACTGACGTCGAATCCGCGAGCGCGGAGCCTGGATATGACGCCGATGATCGCGTTCTTGGTTTTCCCCAGCTTTGCGCCAGCCTGCGTTCCTGTCAGACCGGCCTTCCACAGGGCCAGGATCGCGACCTCGTCGCTGTTCATTTCAGTTCGTTTGTTGTGCGTCATTTAGAATGTTCTCGTATTTCACGCCGCAGAACGGGCAATGTGTCGGGACGATGAGCGGCATCTTTTTGCCCACGCTACTGACGATTTTTTCAGTCGCGAGCAGCGTAGGGATAACGACCAGGTGGCCATTGGTGATGTGAAAAGCCTGGGCCAGCCTGGTGTTATTGTCGGCAATCAGCGCATTCATTTCGTCGGCGCAATTGCAGGTCACGGCGCTCTCCATGTCGCGAGGGGTTTTGGGTTGAAAAGCAGCGAGGCCTCCACCGTGGCATTGTGACGCGCCTTGACGCGATGCAGGACGTAGGGTGCGGCGATCGTCGAGGCGCTCCACATTGCTACAGCCAAGCTTAAGCTTAATTTCTTTACCATATCGCCACCAGCATCGCAAAGGCGCACACCCCTGATATAGCGCCGATCAGGTATCCTTCCCAAAAACTACCGCTCATTTTGGTCCTCCACTTTTTCCGTGATTCGGGCATTTTCAATTTTCTTGTCGACGATCGCCAGGATCTCTGCGTAGTTCTGCTGGATCTCAACGCGCAGCGCCCTGTAGGCGTCCGCTTTGCTGGCGTACCAGGGACCGCCGGTGCCCTGGGAATCGGTCCTGTCGGTCCTGCTGTAGCTGTGAGCGCCGGCCCTAAAGCAGCCGACGCCGACTTCCCGATTATACTGGTTGAAAGCCCAGCCGATCTGGAGCAGTTCGCTGGGGACCAGCCTGAACAGCGTAAAATCGCGAAAGCGCATGGCGCGCGCTTCGTCTAGCTGTTTTAGCGTCGCCGCGAACGCCGCCTTCTCAAGCTTGGTCATGGACATTGTTTTAGCCTCGTCTTGAAGCCCAGCTTGCGGCTGGTTTCATTGAACTTTTCGGCGGTCGCCCTGTCCAGGTTGATGCCGCTCTTGATGGCGATCAGCGACACATAAACCATGACGTCGCCCAGTTCTGTCGCCAGATCGCGGACACTGGCGCGTGAGCCGTCGAGGCCCAGGCGCTCGCGCTCCAGCTTTTTGATCACGTTGCAGGCTTCGCCCATTTCGCCGGCGGCGGCGTTGCCGTAATAGGACAGGTCGAGCTTGTCGCTGTTCTTCCATTCAAGCTGGCGGGCGATGTTGGCCTCTTCCAGCGTGTCATAATAGATGACGGGTTGGGCCTTTCTGGGTATGGGCTGCACCTTTTCAAGCACCCCAGTAATCAAGTTGTGGGCGACTATTTGATCCATGCAAGCTTTGTGGGCGAGCAGTATGCTCATGGCGTCAATTTCTTCAGGGGTCATGTTTGGGTTCCTTGTGTTTGGGCGGGGGCGGATCTAGCCGCCCCCTCGGTCAGACCGGTTGACGAAAAGCGACGATGCGGCGGATCGACACCATGCCATAGCCGACATTGTGCCGGTGGTTGCCCGACAGCAGCAGGATCGAGCTAGGATAGACTTTGGCGACGACGCCGATGTGATGCGGCAGGACAGCGATCGCGCCGGGCTTGGGCGCGCTGGGGCGGCCATAGCGGGCATAATCGACGGCGGCGAGCGACCCTAGGCGGGAATAGCCGGCCTCGCGCAGCCACAGACCCACGGAGGCCGCGCACCAGGGGCCATTGAAGCCGGTGAAGTTGCCGCCGCCGATATAACGCTCCGCGACGTGCAGGAGGCGCGTATCGCCGCTCAGGGACGCCGTGGGCGTGTAGAAGCGAAAGCCGAATAGGCTGAAGCCCTGATCGGGTTCAGGGGCCACCGCCGCCGCCGCGCGCGCATAGACGCGGCGCTGATAGTGATGGTGGTGATGATGCGCGACAGGGCGCCAACGATGATACACGCGGCGAGGCTTCAAGCTTTGGAACGATCGCTCTTGCGCCTCCATGCCGAAAATGCGCCGGATGTTGAAATTTTGACTGGACGTTTGCGGCGGCGGGTCCACACTAGCAAATGCCGGCGAGGAACACGCCACGAGTAGAGCCGTGACGGCGAGCAGCTTTCGCATCTTGCATCCTTTCTGGACATAAAAAGAGCGCGCCCTGCGCGAACAGGACGCGCTCAATTACTCAACTAGGACGTGACGATCAGTGACCGGCGACGCCGCCGCCAACCGCGATCACGCTCGATCCGCCGCTGGTGGTCGAACCGGCAAGGCCATTGCCGGAAGACGCAGCGAGGGTCGAAGAGGTCGAGGACGCCGTTCCGGCGCCGCCGCCACCCGCGATGGCCGGGCCGAAGAAGCCGCCGACAGCGACGCCCCCGCCGCCCGCAACGCCGCTCGCAGAGGCGGTCGTGCCGCCAATGGCCGAAGCATGACCCAGCGAACCCGTCAGGGTGCTGGAGTGAGTGCTGGTGATGACGGTGCCGCCACCCACGCCGAAGTCGAGGGCGAAAGCCGGGGCCGCAAGCATCGACAGGCCGGCGGCGAGAACAAAGATCTTCTTCATGCTGTAATTCCTCACACAGTGTGTTGCCAGGGAAGCCGCCCTGGCGCGGATATCGAATTAATCGGCGGGTCTAGCAGCGGGATCGAACCGACACACCCGTCGCGGACAACTTACGTTGCAGCGAGAATAGAACCATCTCTTGTTGCCCACCCCCGGCCTTGTCGAGGTAAGAGCTTGCCCGCGCTTCGTACCTTACTCGCGGGTTCATCTGGCCCGCCGATCAACTACCCCTTGCGGGATTTCAAAACCACTGACCGCCCTCCGAAACCGCTTAAGTGACAAGTTCGGCCAGTGGCTTGCTTGCTTTCGTGGCTGGATCCATTTGGAGCAAACCCAGAACGCCCCGCTCTCCACGGGGGACGCAAGATCTCTTCATGACCGCCGAGCCGGTGGGGACGAACCCTTCACCTTCCCTCGGCGGTCAGCTTGCTTTCGTGGCTCGCTGATGAGCAAGGGCCACGCCCGCCCGGTTCGGCGCGCGGGGACGCAAGATCAGTTGGAAGCCGTCTTGACGCAAACGCCGGCGTCGGCAGACTGGCGGGCGCCCTTGGTGCCGCAGGCGGCGACGACGTACTGGTGGCCTTTCTTGTCGAAGTAGCTGGCCGAACGCTTCATGTCGAGGGCCACGGGCTGCGACTTTTCGCCAGGAACCGGACCATGGTATTCGCCCTTGAAGACCGGGTGCCCATAGCTTTCGGTATAGGCGACCGTCTGCACAGCATAGCGACCGATCCGGCAGCGGACGCCAGAGGCGACCAGGGCCGAAGCTACCTCGTCGTCCTGGCACATGACCTGGATCGCGGCGTCACGCTGCCCGAAAGCCCATAGAGTGCGAGCGTTGAGGCGCTTGTTGCAAGGCCCGTCCTGCCAGGGAAACCCAAGCGCCCCACCGCCGCCGACAGCGGCGCCGCCCAGGGAGACGGAGCCATTGCAGCTTTCGATGCCGGCGGCGCTCATGCCGGGAGCAAACACCGCCGGCGACTGGCCAGTGGTGGTCGAATTGAAATTGTTGGTGTTGGCGGCGCCAGACTGGTTGGCGTTGACCGAGCGGACAGCCGTGCTCTGGGCCGAATTGATGCGGCTGTTGACGTTGGAGTTGGAGCGCGAGGCCGAATTGGACTGGCTGGCCGACAGCGCGGTGTTGCGGTTGTTCTGGACGGGATCGGCAACAGCGGCGGAATTGGAGCGCGAGTTGGAGATGCCGGTGCCGACGCCGATGGCGTTCTGCGCGAAGGCGCTGGTCGAAAGGACGCTCGCCACGACGGCGAGGCTGATAACAAGCTTATTCATGCTGCGTGTTCTCCTGTGGGCGTTTCTGGCATATGTGACCAGATCACGGTTTCGGCGGGTTGTAAAGTAGACTTCAGCTTATTTTTGGTCCGGTTTGCTTTTTCCAGTGAAATCGGGCCACTTCCTGAGATCGCGACGTATCCAGCATCGCAAAAAGGCCATGCCTTCGTAGTCGTCTCCAGTTTCCATCACAGCATACTGAATCGCTGCCAACGGATCTGAAAATTTGTCGTCCTGTTCTTTTACGGTGCTTTCCTCATCGCACAATTTGCTTCATCCCTTCTCTTTTTATACGCATCGCGCTTGTCGCGCTGACGCTTCCATGCCGTTTCATCGTTGGCTTTGATGTCCGCCCTGCCGATCACGCCTTTCGGGATTTTCGAATAGGCGAGCATGCGGCAAAATTCGCTGTTCAGTTGGAGGGAGGTCAGTTCGCCCAGGACACCGTTCATGGCGTCGAGCAGGGCTTCGCTCTTATCGGAGCGGGCCTTCACGCAGGTTTCCCCATAACTTTAGCCACGGCTTCAACCAAGACGTCAGTCAAGGCTTTCTCGTGGTCAGCTATGGTTTCGACGAAGAAAGTGACGTTGGCTTCGACGGCGTCAGCCATGAGCTTCATTGTCACCGCACGGTTTTCTTCAGGCTGGCGCGCAATAAATTCGGACTGGAGGAAGACCAGCGCATTCAGCACCGTTTGTGTGTCGTTTCCGACGAGGACTTCCGCTATTTTTGCGGCAAGGCCTGCGGCCTGTTCGGCGTCTTCCCTGGCGACGCACGATTCGAGCTTAAATCTTCCGTTTTGCATCAATCACCTTGTGCGGTTCGTTTCGACGTTCAAAAGCTACGACAAGCGAATACGGCCTGTCAACCATCAATCGAGCTTAAATTCCGAAATAAACGCTTTCACCTCGTCAGGGGTGCGGGCAAGCCTGTATATGCCGCCGTTGGCTTCCCAGAAGGTCTGGAAGCCTTTTTGGTTATCGGACTGACGGCCAGTTTTGGGGATTTTCAATTCGAGGGCGAGCGGCCTGCAGCGCGAAAGCACGATAATGTCGGCCACGCCAGACCGCACACCCATCTGTTTAAGACGGGCGGCGGTGATCTTATCGCGTTTGCCGCCATTTGGCACATGAAACCAGACCGTGTTGCGGCAGGCTTCGCTGAACAACAGGGCTGCATGCATCTGGAAGGAATCTTCGTCGTAGCCCCTCAACGTCAACCTCGTTTCGCAAGAAACTCATCGACCGCCGTCTGGATGACGTGCGACACGCTCTCGAAACCAGGTTCGTTGCGCCAGATTAAGTGTAGCTTGTCTCTCGCTCGCGGGTCAAGTCGGACCGTGACTACGACTTTCGCCGGCGACTGCGGCGTGAACACGGGGACAGGCTTTTCCTTCTTCAGCTTTTTCGTCGGCACAAAGCGAGGCATTTTCATGGTTTTCATTTTTGGCTGATCCTTGGCTTGCATTTCGCGGATTATGGGGGCAACGTATACGTCCCGTCAAGAGATCACGAGGATATCTGTGACTGATTCGCTCTCCGAACAAATTTTAACCCCCACCCTTCGCCCACACCAAGTAGAAGCTGTTGATGCTCTCGCCTTCTCTCAGGAAGTAACAGCATACGCCGAAATGTCGGTCGCCTCTGGAAAATCGCTCGTGATGGCGAAACTGGGCGAGCGAGCGATCGTCAACACCCGCGTCCTGATTATCGCACACACGGAAGAACTGGTGCAGCAGGACGCCCATGCTTGCCGGTGGATCGGCCAGGATCCGGCCATCTGCAGCGCCGGCTTGAATGAGACGAGGACCGATGGCCGCCTCACGGTTGGAACGATCGGCACGATCGCGAATCGGCTCGACTGTTTCAAGAACGTCGGCCTGGTCATCATCGACGAGATCCACCGCGCCCGTATGACGCCCTATAAGGATGGCACGGTATCGGAATATTTGAAGGTGCAGCAGGCGCTGCCGAAAGCCTGGTTTCGCGGGGTCACCGCCACCGGCTGGCGCGAGGACGGCACCGGATCGCTCGAAAATACGTTCGGTAAGCGGATTTTCGAATACGGGTTCCTGCAAGCCCTTGAAGACGGTTTCGTCAAAATGCTGCGCGCGGTCGCCGCCGACGCCCCCGACATCGACACCAAAGGCCTGAAGGTCAATTCCCTGGGCGAGTGGGGCGGGCAGGAACTGACCCATCGCGGCGTGGCGTTGGCGCCGCTTCACGTTGCGAGCCTGGTCAAGGCCATGCGCGAGGAAGAGCGGACCAGGTGCCTGATCTTTGCTTGCGACATCGAACACGCCAATGTGCTGGAGCGCGAATACAGAAAGCTGGGCATTGATGCGCGGGCCGTCCACACCGGCGTTGGCGGGCGGGTCGAGAATGTCGAAGCCTTCCGCAGGGGCGATTTCCCCGTCATGATTTCGGTCGCCATGTTTAACACGGGCTTTGATGTTCCCGACGTGGACATGATGGGCTTTTGCCGCCCGATGAAGTCCAGCCTGCTCTATGCGCAGTCGCTGGGACGCGGCGCTCGCCTGTCCGAATACGCCGACGATTGCGCCGTAGTTGACTTTGGCGGCAATATCGTTCGGCACGGCGCTCTCGATATGATCGAGCCGCCGAAACAGCGGGCGCCGAGCGGCAGCGGCCCCAAAGAGGAAAGGGAGAAATTGCCGGCGATGAAGCGGGCCGTCGGCGGCGACCTGCGCAACGCTGCAAAAGAAGGTGTGCTGCTCTCAAATCAGGGCAAACCGCAGTGGACGAAACCGAACGGCGTTCCGATTTTCTTGCCGCAGCGCGGTTTCTGGATCGTCCCGACCAAACTTGGCAAGGCGCGTTGGTTCTCGCGCAGCTATCCGAACGATGTGGCGCACCTTTATTGTGAATATCGAGGAAAATACGGCTGGACGGCGCGCGGCGCCGTCGATATTGTGGGCATCCTTCACAAAGCGTGAAAACAACCGAATACGAAAGAGACAGACAAATGGCTAAATTTACGATTTCTGGCATTACGAAGCCGGGCGACAGCTTTCTCTTCGAAAGCGACAATCTCAATGAGGTTCTCGACGCCATCGACACCATGCGCGGTTCTGTGACTGCCAGTGAGCATGAACAGTTTGCTGCGGCTGGCGCTTTCGAACAGCCCGCGCAGCAGGGCCAGCAGACCTACCAGGCTTCGACCCAGCAGGCCCAGGCTGCTCCTGCCGAGCCGCCGAAGCGCACCCGGACCCGCAAGGCCGCCGAAGCCCCGGCGCCGGTGCAGCCGCAAGACGCTCCCCAGACCCAGCAGACGGCCAGCCCGTTCGCGAACGCCAATACGCCCTTTGCGCCGGCTGATCACACTTCGAACGGCCAGACCGAGCGGGCTGCGGTCACCAAGCTGAAGACGCATCTGGCTGCGCTCGCCGCCGCGCATGGCGAGGGCCAGGTCTATTCCTGGGCCATCCAGAACGCCTTCAACCTGCCGGTCGATACGACCAAGGACATCTTCCTCAACGAGAAGATCTACGGTTTCTCGGACGATCGGCTTGAGGCGGCGTATCGCATGAGCGGTGGCCAGTAACCACCGGCGCACGAATAGAGGGGGTCCATTCGTGCGGCCCCCTTTTCCATTCCCAAAACAACAGGAAACGTCATGTCAGCCCACGCCAATTTTGCGCCCTCGTCCGCCGCCAGGTGGCTCGAATGTCCCTTCAGCGCCGTGATCGGCGCCACCCTCCCTAATCCCGACAGTGAAGCCTCCCGTGAGGGCACCCGCGTCCACACCCTGATCGAGAAGGCCATCGCCGGTGAGCCGATCCCTGAAGACGAAAACGAAGACGTTGCCTACGGCATCGAAATGGTGCTCGATTTTGTCAATCAACTCGGAGGCCTGAAGTCTGTGCTGGCCGAGCAGAAAGTACACCTGTCGAAAGACGTATGGGGGACCGTCGACATTCTACAGCCCGATCCTTACGTGACGACGCTGCTCGACTATAAAAACGGCGCAATGGACGTCGCCGCCGATCGAAACATGCAGTTGATGACTTACGCGGCGGCGACGCTTGAAGAGAAGGGGCCTTCGAAGTTTTACCGTTTGGTTATTGTCCAGCCAAATTCCCGCACCGCCGGCGATCAGCGCGACGTCAAGCAGAGCCTGGTCCCGCTCGCCCTGGTCGAGGAACATCGTGAAAAGGTGCTGGCGGCGGTCGAGCGCGGCATGCATGGCGAGGGGCCGAAGCCTGGCCGGCATTGCCGCTATTGCTCGGCCTTTGGCAACTGCGAAGCCACCCAGCAGATGTTGCCCTTCATCATGACGGCGGTCCGGATGCTGCCGAGCGAGATCCCCAACGCCACCGCCGTTCGCATGCTGACCGTGCTCCGGGGCCTGGAAGACATGCGCAAGGCCCTAGAGAAGGATGTCGTGACCCGCTTCGCCGCCGGCCAGCAGGTGCCCGGCGCCGAAATGGGCATGACCTCGACCCATCGCAAATGGGGCGACGATCGCATGGCGGTCGAGAAGCTGATTGCGCTCTATGGCATGAACGGCGTCGATCCGATCAGCCCGGCCCAGGCCGAGAAGATGGGCAGCGCCGGCGTCGAATTGGCGAAGACGCTGGCCTTCAAGCCCACGGGAAGCCCGAAGCTGATTTATTGAGGCGCCTGAAATGAGCAAACATGAAGCTATGGCGAGGGCGGATCGCGGCGCCGACTTGCATTGGAAAGCCTGCATGCTGGCAAGTGGCGTGATGGTTGCTCGCTCGCTGCCATACTTCACTACCGACGAAGTCGTCGCCTACTGCAAGGAACATCACCCCAACGCAACGACGCACGAGTTACGCGCAATAGGGCCGGTCATGCAGCGGCTGGCAGGCGACGGGGCATGCGCCAAGACTGAGCACTATCGAGAATCTTCGCATGAACCGTGTAACCAACGGCCCAAGTTGGTATGGCAGAGCCTGATTTACGAAACCCCGCCATGGTGCAAGAAAGCTGATTGACCTGCTTTTTTGCAAGCCTTCTTTGCGAACAAACAAATGGCTTATCGTATTCGTTTGTCGCACATTGCCCTGGCGCTCGGCGCACCCATCAAATAGGAAAGAGACATCGACTATGAAAAATCTCGCACAGTTCGAACTGCCCAAGACGCTTGCGGATCTGGATGCCCGCTGCACCTTGAAAGTGCCGGTGGTGAACCTCAATGATGAGGTCCATGATATCTTTCGCGTGTTGTGGCACGATGAAAAATTCCGTCTGCTGCTGAACGCCACCACCGACAAGGATTCGATCGAAGGCGCCACCTACGTCGATGACGTGGTCGCTGCGCAGCAGATCCGCGACTACGCCTTGACTGACGGCAACAACCCTTTCGTCGGCGGCAAGCAGGTTGCGGCGATCGTGCGCTCGCTCAAGGTGGTCATGCGCCGCCACGAAATGAGCCGCAAGGACCGCGCCGCGATGCTCGATGGCATGCCGGTTCCCAATGGCGACATCGACAGCGACATCCCCACGGAGTGATGGAGCGGACCCCGCTCTAGGGCGGGGTCTTTCAGCCTGAAGGAAAGCACCCCATGGAAATCACCAACAAAACGCGCGATGCAGTGCGTGAAAAACTGGAGCGTGGCGAAAAGATCGATCGTTATGAAATCGCCGCCGACATAGGCGTCAGCCCGCGCAACGTCGACAACGCCATTGCGGTTGAGAAAGCCCGGCGGAAAGGACGAGAGGAGGTCGAGCAATTGAACGCCAGCATGTTGAGCGCATCGTCGCAAGACAGGCTGGAAATCTTCAAAAAGCAGGAACTGTTCAAACTGCAGCTTTCGTTTGAAGAGGCCGTCAGTGCTAAAGTCAAGCTTAAGGTTGCGGAAGTGCTGGCGAAGCGCGATGCGGAAACGCTGGAGGCGATCGAGCAAGCAAACCAGGTGATCAGCCATTCGCAGGGCCGCCTGCGGCCTCCCTTTTCCGCGCCTGAATACATGGTCGTGATGCGGGCGCTTCACCCCGACAGCACGACGCATGAAAACAGGATGGACGCTTTCAAACTGTGCAACAGCAAAAAGTTTTTGCTGCGTGATGAAGGCAAAATCGCCAAGACAATCAACACCCTGCCCAATACGCTGGAAGAACTGGACGCCCGCCGCGCCAGCGCGCAGGAAAAACGTCGCAACAGGCGTTGACGACCAAACACGTCCATGCCAATCTGTCTCTGCAATCGCAAAAGTGTTAAACGTGCAAACTGTGAAAGGGCGCCGAAATGGCCCGTGAACTGCAAAAAATCATCCTCATGAACGCCCAGCTTGTCTACTGCAACCGCCTCTACGAAGCAGAGACGGTCGACATGGCCGGCGCCCCCCTCAAAAAGCCGACCTGGTCAACCAGCATGCGGTATCCCAAGACCACCAAGAACTGGTTCGATGAGCCGGCGCTGGTGAGCCTCCGCAATGCCTGCGGCGTCATCAAGAGCCGCGAAATGGCTCACGTCGGTTTCGAGCGCATCGAGTTCCCCGTCAAAGACGGCGACCTTCCCAACAAGAAGAACAAAATTCCGGATTGGGCGAAGGGTCACTGGATCATCCGCGCCAATACGACCATCAAGCGGCCCCTGGTCGAGCAGCGCATCGATGGCGTCGTCACCACGCTGGAGGCGATCCAGCTTGGCGGGCAGCGCCTCTGGGGCGATGGCGATTACGCCGGCGTGGTGATGTCCGTCGCCAAGCGCCTGACCGACGATGTCGGCATCAAGTGCTATCTGAACAGCGTCTGCTTTATGGCGCACGGCGAGCCGCTCGATGTTTCGGGCCAGCCCACCGACTGGAACGTCGCGGAAGCGCAGGCGGCGGAACAGGGCATCAAGATCAAGACCGACGCCCCCGGCTTCAACGCAGGTGGGTTCCCGCCGGCCAATGGCGCGGCTGGGGGAGCGGCGCCCTTCGCTCCGTTCAACCCGTCTGGTCCGTCGCCGTTCAGCGGCGCCGGTCCCAAGGCCGCCGATCCCTTCTAAAATCAAAACCCGATCAAAAAGATGCCCCAGCGTTCGCGCTGGGGTTTCTAACTGCGCCCGGAGCCACCCAAAATGCGCCTTCATCACATCTATGAAATGAACCTTCCGCCTAAAACTATTACGAGCATGCGTCTTGACGCGCCAAACATCGAACAGTTTGCGTTTGGCAACATTTATGACATCACTACCGACGAATCTTATGTGGAATTGCAGGATTTCTGCTTTGATCTGATGAAAATTGGCAAGTTCAGGCTTCCCTTCGATGAAGTGGCGTACTGCTTTGAGGCGCCGGAACTTCAGATGTTGCTGCGGGCAACGCAAAACACGCCAGACATGATCGAATTTAGCTTGTTGATGAAAAACTACAGCGGCTGCGTATCGCTATCTGGTTCGCTCGACACCAAAGTATCCGGCGAGAACAATAAATACCGTATTCGCGCCAACCATGTTCACTGCGAGGCGGTCTTAACTCGCGAAGAAAGAGAAGACTTCATCGCTAAATTTGCCCACGGCGCGGTCGCATTCATTTGTGTTCTCACCGCTATCCTTTCAGTGCGCGGCGCCATGGTCACGATCGAGAAGGCGCCCGAAAAATTGAACATCAAGCGCGCTCGCAAGGGGCGGGCGCTGATCGACGACGTCCGCCACGTCACCATTGTCGTCGGCGGCGTTCAATATGCCGTCTCTGGCCATCCGAAAGGGACGCATGCGTCGCCCCGTCTGCACTGGAGACGAGGCCACATTCGGCATTTGGCTTCAGGCGCGGTCGCAATCATTTCTCCCTGCCTCGTCGGGAGCGCGGAGCAAGGCGTCGTCAAGCACGACTACGCAGTGAGGCATGCGTGATGCCAGACGACATCTGCCAAGGCAAGCACGGGGGCAACGCCGAGAGTGTCGAGGCTTTTGCCACAACGTCCGAAAAGCACCGCGAAGCTATGCGGCAGCGCATCTACGTTTTTGCGATGTTCCGTTTACGTCGCGGCATCACGCCAGACGAAACAGCCGCCGCTTTTGGCCTCTTTCACAATGATGTCGCGCCGCGCTGCAGTGAAATGAAAAGGGATGGCCGGCTGGTCGCAATCAAAGAGAAGCGGCGCACTCGCAGCAACAAATCGGCGCGTGTGCTGGTCACCGATAAAGTCTACGCCTTCATGCGCATCGTGAAAGATCCTGCCCTATGAAGAAACTCTACATCGACGTCGAAACCCGCTCCAGGGTTGAACTGGGCGACGCCGGCTCCCGCCGGTACGCTGTCGATCCCTCGACCATGATCACCACGGCGGCGTGGAAGTGGGCGGCGCCGAAAGGCGCTTTCTCGCCAGCCATGACCGCCTGCAATGTCCCCAGCCTTGACGGCATGGGGCGGGCCTCGATGGCTGAATTTACCAAGGCCCTGGGCGAGGCCGACACGATCGTCGCCCACCACATCAATTTTGACGTCAATGTGATCGCGAAGACGATCGGCCCCTGCGGCATGCGACTGGAGCAATTCGACTGCACCATGGCGCGCGCCCAGCGCATGAGCCTCCCTGGCGGGCTGGAAGAGCTATGCCGCGCGCTCGGCGTCAAGGGCAAGACCATTGGCGGGCGCCGGTTCGTCATGGCGACCTGCAAGCCCAAGCGCGACGGATCCTGGAACGAGGATCCGGAGGTTTTCCGCCATCTGATCGACTACAACGCCCAGGACATCCATTGCCTTGAGAGCGTGGACGAGATCCTGCCGCCGCTGCCGCCAGACGAAATGGCGATCTGGCGGCGGACCTGGTGGAAAAATGCTCGCGGCCTGCCGCTCGATCTGGAGCTATGTCACCGAATCGCGGCCAAGAAACAGGAGATCGAGCGCGAGATTGCCGGCGAGCTATTCGAGATCACCGGCGGCGCCGTCACCGCCCTAACCCAGCGCGCGCGGATCCTGACCTGGCTCAAGTCGCAAGGCGTCGATATCGAGAACACCCAGCGCGCGACGCTCGAAACCTGGCTCGACCTTGAAGAACTGCCATTCAACGCCTGGCGGATCCTGACGTATCTTTTTGACAGCGGAGGCTCGGCGCCGACGAAGGCCCAGGCCCTGCTCGATCGGCAGGTCAATGGGGTCTTTCAAGACGCCACCCGCTATTTCGGCGCGCGCAGCGGACGAGGGACGTCCGAGGGCGTCAATATGTTCAATATTGCTCGTCCCAGCGGCAAATATGACACCGAAAAGGTGATCGCGCGGCTGAAGGCCCAGCCCAACGGCGTCTTCACCAACACCGAACTGAGCGACGTCCTGCGCGGCGCCATTGTGGCGCCAGAGGGCGAGGTGGTGCTCGACGTCGATCTGTCGAACATCGAGCTACGCCTGTCGCTGTGGTACGCCGGCGATCAGCCCAAACTGGACCTGCTCGCCAAGAATGAAGACCTCTATGCCAAAACCGCCGGCAATTCGATGGGGGTTCCAGGATTGACTAAATACACCCACCCGAAAGAGCGGCAAGGTTACAAAAAAGTGGTGCTGTCGGGCGGGTATGGGATCGGCATCCATAAGCTCTACAACTCGTTCAAAACCGACAAAGATCTGCCCTATGAGTATCGCCGCGATCTGACGCTTGGAACTGTTGCGGCGATCCACCGAGGCTATCGCGACGACAACAAGCCGCTGCAAAGGGCGTGGTATGCCTTGGGCGACGCCATGAAGCTGGCCCTGCGCGAAAAGGGCCGGGTGGTCGAAGTCTTCGACGGCAAGATCGGCTTCCTTTATCGCGGCAGCGAGGACGTCATGGCCATGCGCCTGCCCTCTGGCCGCGTCATCCCGCACTATAAGCCGCACCTCGACGAAGAGGGCCAGCTATGCTTCTGGCGGGCGAAATATGGGCGCATGATGAAGTGCCGCACCTGGGGTGGCGCGCTGATGGAGATCGCCTGCCAGAGCGCGGCGCGCGACGTCCTGGTGGCCGTCGAGGCGGCGATCGAGCAGGAGCTTCCCGACGTGCGGCTGATCCTCGATATCTATGACAGCGTGGTCGCCCTGGCGCCCAAGGCGGTCGCCCAGCAGCGATTGGATCACATCTTAACCATCATGCGGCGGACGCCGGCCTGGGCTGTCGGCCTGCCCTTGAATGCCGAGGGCGTGATCGCGGCGAGGATGCAGAAATGATCGACGAAGAGGTGCATTGGTATCGATACGTTCCCTGGGCGCTGGTGGAGGCTTATCAGGCGCTCGGCTGGGTGTTGGAGGGCGACATGGGGCCGGTCATGCGCGTCTACCGCGCCATCATGCGCTGGGCGGGCCAGGGCGAGCCTGTGGAGCCGAAATGAAAAAGCCAAAGCCCATTTGGATGCCGCCGCCTGGCTACATCCCGCCCAGGCCCTACGCCGGCGTCTGCCCTGGCTGCAAGGTCAACCATGGCGGATCCAAGTTCACTTTCGTGGAAGGGCCGGGCGGGACACAGGACGCCCGCCGCTGGGGTTATTGGTGCGCCGAGTGTGAGAAAATACCTTTTTGGGTGAGGCCCGAAAAATAATTTCGAAAAAATGCAAAAAGGCGCTTTACAACCGAATACGCCATGTCCTATAAGAGGTCATCAGCGGACGGGAATTAACCCGCCGCTCTCTCCGGGGACCAAGGATTATGACCATCAACACTCTCGCCGACCGCTACGCCGCCGCCAAAGAGCTTCTCAGCGAGCAGGAAGACATCGTTAAGGCCCTCAAGGCCGAAATCGTCGCCTTGGGCGTCGTGCAGGTCGAAGGCCGCTCCTGCTTCGTCAACGTCTCTCTCGGCTCGCGCAAGACGCTCGACGCCAAGGCGGTCGTTTCCGCTCTCGGCCAGCCGTGGGTCGACGCCCACACCAAAGAAGGAAAGGAGTACGAAATCCTCAACATCGAGGCCAAGCCTGTCAAGGCGCTGGTCGCTAAGGCGCTCGCTGAACTGGAAGACGCCGCCGGCTTCTGATTGAAGTTTCAGCGCGGTGGGGGTTTCGACCCCCACATCGCGGACACTTTCGTCCGATCGGAGAACAACATGAAAAACATCTTCCTCATCGCCCTTGTCGCTCTTTCCGTTGGCGGCGCTTACGTCAGCTATGCCCATGCCGGAACCTGCACCACGACCTGCAACACCTACGGCAACCAGCGGTACTGCAACACCACCTGCTACTGATTTTCTGTCCCTCTGGACCTGCCCCCTTGAGAAAGGGGCAGACCCGGAAGATCCGAAAACAAGGAAGAAAAGCATGCCCAATATCACCGTCAAAGAGATCAACGCCACCATCCGGCACCTGAAAAATGCCGTCAAAAAGGGCAACCGCGCCCTGTTCGACAGTAACGCCGCCTACCTCAAGAACATGGTTCACGCTTTGATCCTTGAGCAGGGGCAGGGCCTTGAGCCGATCGTCCTGCCGCTCTACGCGGTGAAGGTCTACAGCAAGATCACCGAGACGGAAGCGTCCTTCGACGTGCGCGCCTCCAGCGAAATCAATGCGGTTCGCGCCATCCGCAATGCGGGCCTCAAGGGCGACAAGCACATCATCCGCAGCATCGACCTGGTGAGGGCGTCGTGAGCGCGCAGCTTGACATCGAGGTCGAGGACCACGGCTCGCTGTGGCTCTTCCGGCCCCTGACCAAGACGGCGTCGACCTGGATCGACGACAACGTCCAGGACGCGGCCCTGTGGTTCGGCGGCGCCCTCGCCGTCGAGGCCCGGTTTGTCCATGAAATGATCGAGGGCATGCTGGCCGACGGCCTGGAGGTGGGCAGATGAAGCGCGCCGCATGGGTGAACGGCAAGCGCCGCGTCACTGGCGAGTGGCGATACCACTGGAGCAGCGACACGTTCGTGATCGTGCTCGACGGGCGCAACCGCCTAACTGGCCGCCCCAATGTCATCTACGCCAAGGGCGAAGAGCCTGAATGGGGCAACTGGAAAAGAGAGGCGGAACGATGAACATCGAGCAACGCAGGATAATCGCCCACATTTCCGACCGCGTGACGGTCGAGGAATGGCCAGAGCAGACTTGCTGGCGGTGGGTGGTCGTCCATCAGTACGCACCCGGCGCTCGCGAGGTGAAGCCTTACACAACCAAGGGCAGCGCGATGCGCGGCGGCAAACGCATGGCCTGGCACAGGAAAGGGATTTGATCATGACAACGAAGGAAATGAAGGACATGGGTCTGGTCAGCATCCCGCTCACCGCCGACGAGGTTCGCACTGCCATCCTGGCGCTGCACGAAGCGGAGGAAATCTACCTCCGTCGCGCTGCGCGCTACAGGGAGGCCGGATTCTCGGCCAACCATGCCGACTGCCTCAAGCGGGCCGGCAAGGCCCAGGCGCTGGCCAACTGGGTCGCCCACCACGCCGACGCGGAGTGATGGCCATGAAAAGAAGGATTGTTAAAGACCAGGGCCAGCGGGTCGATGAATTACGCGCCCTGGTGGCTGACTTGAACTATGCGCTTTATATCTCTCGCTACGCGATCGCCCACCTCGCCATCGAAGACAAGGCGCCCGCCGATCCCACGGGAAAATCGTGGGCCGACTGGCTTGAAGAAATTGGCATGCTGCGCGAACGCGCCCGCAAGACGCTGGAGGGCTGACCATGCGCAAATTTGAGGTGACCGTCCTGGTGACCAGGGAGGGGGCCTTGCGGCCCTTCCGCGTCCATTACCTCACGATGGCCCACACTTTTGAGCAGGCGCGCCAGAAGGTCGCCGCCCAGGCTCTGAAGCATAAAACCCACCAATTCATCCGCGTCGTCGATGCAAGGAAACCCGAAGCATGAAGCGTCGATATCTGACGAAGACCCAAAAGGCCGTGCTTAAGAGCATGGCCGACAACGGCGGGCGCGCAGTGATCGCCACTGGCACCCGGTGGAGCAGCTTCAGCCCCGGCAGGTGCTGCATCTTCGGGCAGGGAATGCACTGCCTGCTTCACAATCGCTGGATCACCAGCCGTGGCGAAAACCAAATCGGGTTTTACGCTTGGACGACCGAAGGCCGGCTGGCGCATGAGCGCGGCTGGTTCATCCCTCAACTCTATTCCTCGCCCCACTGGGCTGATGAAAAACCCCTGCCTGACGAAGGAAACCTGAAGCATGATCCCCACCCGAACCATTGAAGAAATCGGCGTCATCGCCTGCGGCAAGTCCCTGCGCTTCAAGGCGCATGACGCCTACGCCGTGCTGGGCGAAGACTTGAACGATCTCTGCGCCCTGGTGGTGCGCCTGGGAACGCAGATGACCGACCAGGCTGAAAATTACGTCTGGTCCGATCGGCTGCGTGAGATCCTCGACCAGGCTCTAAAATCTAATTTGTCGGGAGGCTAAACTTTTTTCAAAAAGGCTGTTGACAGGCGCTCACGGTGTGTCCTATAAAGGGTCATCAACAACGGGGCGCACAAATGATCGCTTATCTCCACAAGGGCCGGAACAACACCTGGGAACTGCGCTTCTGCGCTGAACCCTGCAACGGACCGGCCTTTGCCAACGCCGAGATGGTCAACGTCTCTGGCAAGCGCGAGGCCCGCAAGATCTGCAAGGATCGCGGCGCCCAGGCTTGGAATTTCTGACCCAACCGGGGAGCCTACGGGCCTCCCGTTTCAACCCCACCCAAACGGGATTTCTCTCCATGTCCAAGATCTACCTCCCCATTTCCAAAGGCCCCTACCTCAAGAAAGAGGGCAACTGGGTTCGCGAAAACCCGCTCTGCGACCTGACCTTTGACGAATTGCTCAAGGATCTGATCGACGGCCAGTATGGCGACGAGATCGTCTCGATTATCGAGATCGACCTGGCCGCCGGCACCTCGAAAGAGGCGATCGACGAGTTCGCGGACGCCGTCTATCACAAGGTTGTGGCCGATTGGCGCCCCGTCGGCGCGGACCTGGCCGAATGGTTGGCCGATCGCGGTTTCAACGTCTCTCAGAGCGGGGGAGAACGCTGATGCGCCCGTTCTGGCAGCATGCCTTGTTCTTTCTCATTGGCGCGGTCGCCACGCTGGGCCTGATTAACTTCATCGACTGGCTCACCCCTGAAATTCTTCCATAAAAAACAAAAAAGGCTGTTGACAAGCGAACACGGTGTGTCCTATAAGGGGACATCAACCACGGGGACACACCGATGACCACCACCGCCCGCCTCACAGACATCGCCGCGATCAACAAGTTTCTGTTCGCCGGCAACGCCACTTTCACCCTGGTGTCGGCCAAGACCGGCGCTCGCTATACCTTCAAGGCGCGCCATTGCGGCGACGAAGGCAAGGATCTGTTTTTCGTGTCGGTCCTGACCGGCGCTGACAACGAGGCCTCCTACACCTACCTGGGCCAGTTTGTCGGCATGCGCGGTTTCCAGCATGGCCGCAAGTCGACGATCGGCGTCGATGCGCCGTCGGCCAAGGCCCTGGCCTGGTTTTCCAAGTTTCTGAACACGCCGGCGCTGCCCGACGTGGTCGAGTTCTGGCACGAAGGCAAGTGCTGCCGCTGTGGCCGCAAATTGACCGTGCCCGCCTCCATCGCTTCCGGCATTGGTCCGGAATGCGCGACCAAAATCTGAGGATCTCTCCATGAAAAAGCTTGCTCTCCTGGCTTCCCTGCTCTGCACCGTCTCGGCCCAGGCCGCCACCTACAAAATTGTGCCGATCAACACCGGCGACGTGATCGCGATCGAAGGCGACATCGCTTATGGCGATGAGACGGTTTTCGAGGCCCGCCTGGCCGAGGTGGCCAATGCCGGCCACACCCTCGCGGGGATTGGCTTGAACTCGCTCGGCGGCAACGTCTACTCCTCCGAGGCCATGGCGATCACCATCGCCAAACAGGGCTATTCGGTGATCGTGGCCGGCGGCGAGTATTGCGCCTCGTCCTGCGTCCTGCTGTTCGCCGCCGGCAAAGAGAAAATCGCCATGGCTGACGCTCGTATCGGCGTCCATGGCGCATCGATGAACGGCAAGGAAGACGCGACCGCCGCCAAGGTCACGCTCTTGATGATCGCGGACCTGAAAGAATACGGCGTCCCGCCGGCGATCCTGGGCAAGATGGCGATGACGAGCAACAAAGAGGTGTCCTGGCTGACGATCGAGGATCTGCGCAGCATGGGCGTCAAGATCCCGCCTGCCGAGGGCAAGATGCCGAGGCCTTCTGCTGCGGCGCCCGCGCCCGTCAGCAACGAAGTCAACTGGAATGGCGAATGGGTCGATTTTGTCAACATGGCGGCAAATGCGTCGAAAAAGAGCTACGGCAAGGTCAACCTGTCGCGGGTCATGCATGATGACGGCTCGTATATGTTGAGCCTGTCATATCTGTCCAAGACCGACAAAAGGGTCGAGCTTGTCGAAAACCACACTACGGGCAAAGAAGAGACGTTCGATGCGTGGACATGCGTCTACTATTCGGAGACGCTCAAGAAGTGCCGTGGTTGGCATGTCGAAAAATGGGACACATATAACAAGATTAGCAACAAGTGGGTGAAGCAATGATGGCACACTTTTGGATATTCGTCATTGGCTTCGCCATTGGCTACTTGCTGGTCGAAGGCATCTTCAGGAGGTGATAATGAAAACGCATAGCTCAATCACTGAAGACCGCCTGCTGGACGCGGTCGAGCGCCGTGAGACGTGTCTGGATAATCCGGGCTTCTGCATCGCCTGCGGCGCGGAGCAGGATGGCTGCGAGCCTGACGCCAGGAAATACGTCTGCGAGGCTTGCGGCAAGCCGGCGGTCTACGGAGCCGAGGAGATCCTGCAATGCATTTCATGATCGGCTTCGGGATTTTCGTGGCGTGTTGGGGCTTGTTCCCGCGCGTCATGGGCTGGATCACCCTGCTGGCCGTTGTCGCCCTCGTCCTGACGATCGGAGGATCACACCAATGAACTGGAAACCGGAGGTTAAAATCAGCGGAAACTGGGAGCACAATCGCCTGGTGTTCGCGACCAAGGAAGAGGCCGAAATCAGCGCGCATAGTCTGTTCATGCGCTGGACGTTGGCCGATGATCACCGGGCCGTCGAGAGCGACGACCCCGTCAACTACGTCATTGTCGACGGCGAAATGTCGCCGGTCAGAGAGGGGGCTTGACCCTCGCCTTTATCATCATCCTCCTGGCGGCCAGCGCGCCCAAAACCATGCTGGCCGGCTTAATTGCAACCCTCATTACCCTGAACTGGACGAGAACCCAATGAACGACACGAGCAAAATGGACGCCGCCAAATACGGGCCGGCTTTTTACGGCAATGTCGGCACGATCGAGAAGCTGACGCTCGGCATGATGCTGACGCGGATGCTCAAGGGCGACTTGGCGCTGGCGCCGCCGAATTTCCTGCTGAACCTGGGCATGCTGCTGGTGATGACGGGGCTGCAGCGGATGAAGACCGACAAGCCCGACCAGGTCATGGCCGACCTCTCGGACTGCGTCATCCGGTCCCTGACCAATATGCAGGCCTGGATGCGCGACCAATGAGGTGCGATCAGTGCCGGTTTTTCACGGCGCTTCGGGAGCCGTGGAGTTGGCGCGGCTCCTGCAACATCAAGTTGCCGCCTGGCGCCATTACGGACAAGACAGGCGGTTATGCGCCCGACACGTTCACGCGCGGCGATTCGGGCTGCGATTTGGGAAAGAAAAGGAAGAAACCGGAGGAAATAGCCGATGAAGCCTGAAATGTTGGAAACCGTGGGCCAGAACCTGTTCGGCGCTCATTGGATCGGGGAACTGGCGATGCGCCTGGATGTGGCGCCCCGCACGGTGCGGCGCTGGGCCAGGGGCGAGTTCGCCATGCCGCGCGAGGCTGAAGAGGCTCTGGCGGTGATCGCGCGGGCCAGGGTGCAG